TAGTTTTTCAGAAAGCAGCTTAACAACTAGACGAGAGTGTCCAGAACGCTTAACAACGCGTCTGATATCGTCTACAGTCTCCGCATGGAAGAAAGAAGTGTTAAGGCCGGGTTCTAACGGAGAGTACGTGTAGGAGGTCGTTAGGTCTTGATCTAAAGAGGCATAGAAAAAAGTAGGAATGTTAAGGTCTGTAACGCCTTTAGCAGTCGTTTGATAAGGGGTGATCTTATTGCTCATCCCATCAACAATCTTGCTGACTTTGAATTTTACCGTTTCAACCGCAACAGGCTTTAGTTGGATAGGCAAGCCTGTCTTATCAAGGACAAGCTCCATGGAGCAAGCACCTGTCAAAGGGATAGAGCGGATAAGGTTTTCTTTGACCGCTTCAAAAGTCATTCGACCGTCGTACCCTTGTGAATAATCAAAGGTATTATTTAGGCGAACAACAATAGAGCGTAGAAGATTAGACCCGTCGGGATCAAGTTGATGGTCTGAAGAGTAGACCTTCATGTGAAGTTCAGTATTCGCTAGGCGAACAACCGCAGCCACTGCCGCAGAAACATCCCCATGCACGCGTGCAAGAGTCCGAATCGCTTCAAGGGTTTTCCCTGTATTGCGAAGATCCGCAAGTGAAGTATTAAAATAAGAGGTAAGAGAATTAACAAGGTTAGAGTCAGCGCCCTTCCCTGTTGATGGAGTGGCAGACGTAACCCCTGTAGCAATCTTTTTAATGATTACTGGATCAGTATTCTTTGTTGCTGCCATCCTTGGCATCTCCTTAGAGAGTATATATAGTAATAGGGTAACTTGTTTTGCCTAAACTCACAAGTGCTAATTTATTGTATATTGAGTCTTACTTTAATCGCTACAATCATAAGAGCAATTAAACCGATAATCGCTGCTACGAGCATAAAAGCAGAAGTTGAAAGTATCAGAGCCTCAATCATTTTCCTTACTCCAAATATCTCTACATAACGGAGAACACCACCTGTGCTTTTCTGACTTCGTTTCAAACCCACAAGATAGACACTCTTGACCTGGGTTATGTAATTTAAGTTTTTTACTACGTATGTGCTTAACTTGTGCCTCAAAAAATACTTGATACATAGTGTCTGCGTGTTCTATATCGTCCATGATGTCCTACTTTGAAAATAATCGTAAAGGGTCTGCCGGAGATTCCTTCTCCGCTCTCTCACCTACTATGGCTTGAGTGATTTTAACACCGGGCGACCATTCTGTTGCCCAGCTCGACTCTACCAATTTAGAGGCCATGTTCAAGTAGTTCAAGGCATGGAAGTAATGATCTGGCGAGGTCTTCAACCACTCAGATACCACTTCACCTTTATCCGTGACTCGATCTACTCTTTTCATGCCCTGCAAGTGGGACTCCATTAAACTGCTATCAGGGAAACGCGCAAACTTGACCTTGTTAGTGTTTAATCTCTTAACTAATACGTCTATCGACTTCGTTCTGTTCGCTTCTAAAGTGAAATCAGACTCTCTAACCTGCGAAATAGCGGTTCTACGGTTCGTTAATGTGTAAGTGCATAGCAACACCTGCCCCGGAGAAAATCGGCTCTGTATACGCAGCATCGTGTCCGTATAGGGCATAGCATCACAAACGAACTTAATGACACTGAACTGCTTCATCCGCAGTAAGATGGTTTCGTAAAGTTCATCTTCTCGGTTAATGCCAATCTTGATTTGCTCTGCCCAAACGACGTGTAAACAATCCCCCACAGGCCTACCTACCACTAGCCACGATGTTTTACCCACATCGAGCCCCATAACTAAGCCATAAGCCCCCGAACTGTCTGGGTAACTAGGCGCTAATTCAGTATTCGCCTTAACAATTCCCGCCAACACTGAGTTACTTGCATCTGCAAAAGGCAGCCCTAAAGTGAAGTTACGAAAATGCCCCTCCTCTTCTTTAAACTCTAGCTTTTTACGCAAGATAGAAGTGGGAGTATGGTAGTCAGGCAAGTCAAACGGCGTTACTGAGTAACCTTGACTGTGTTTAATGTGGGGAAACTCCGCCACCCACTCTCTGTAGTCCGGTCTTAAATTACTTTTCGTGATCGGCTTGTGACACCCTTCACAAAGGAGCTGTGCCTGCTCAATGAGTCCTCTATCAGCCAGATCCTGAACCTCAAGGTAAGTGATCTCAGCCATATCTCCGTCGTATCCAGGCACCACGACGTGATGTAAGAAGTTAGGCCAAAACCAGTGAGCACAATGTTTGCACTTAACCAACCTGCGCCTCTGATCACTTTTGTCAAATAAGGCTGAGACACCCATCTGGGGTAAAGTGGGTGTTGAGAACTTTCTACGTATGCCACGGATTTCTAACTCCTCGTTAAAGATTCTTGAATGTGAAAGGCGAGACTCGGCGGTCACAAGGACTTCAGGGTTGGAAAAGTCAACCTCATCACACAATAAAATATCGGTAGGGATCGAGATCAAGGCCTTACCGAAGGTCCCTGCCATGAATATCTGGCTAGTCCCTAGTTGCTTAAAAGAAGAGCTGTCGCTCCCTCCTACAATGATAGAAGAAAGATACTTACTCCCCCGAATAACAGGATCAATACGAGACTTCGAAAACCTAAGTGCTTCATGCACAGTTGGTAGAGTATAGATCCCCACTGTATCAGGGCTAATAGCAACAAAGCCAAGCATGAGCCTAGAAGTACACTCAGATAAACCAACCTGTGAAGGTTTAATAACCACAACATTTGGATGGGTCGCATCAACAATATCTCTTTGGAATTCGTGTCCGTCAAAACTAAACTTTTTACCTGCCAGCGTGGTATTTTTCTCTAACCAATAAGACACCCTCCCTAGCGCACTGGTACGCTCAACTGAATCTTTCAGTCTGCTGAGGTATTCATTCGCTAGAGGGTTTAATTCACTCACAGTTTAAAACCAGCTCCAGATAACTTAGCCACTTGATCATTCATAGGATTAAGATTAGCTAAAGAAGTATCAGTCTCTCCATCAGTGTAACTTTGAGTCTCTAAAATCTTAACAATAGCCTCTCTGATGGTAAAGACCCATCGAGCCCCTACGCCTCCCACGACTTTGAAAAGGTGGGTGTCCATTACATTGGATTTAAAGATAGCAGGGTAAAGAATTTCCCCTTGAGCCACCAAACACCAGCGTTCATGAGGATGCACTAGAATAGCCGCATGTTCATCAAGCGTGCTGATCGTATCTTTCAGGCCTAACTCGGCTTTTGCCCTAAGCGGGTGGCCCTTATGTAAGTAGAGCCACTCTTTAGGGTTATGTACCAACAAGCCTGCAATCCTGGACATCAGTTCATCAGACGTTTGAGTATCTGATTGCAAGGTGTACAGTGCAGCGACTTGTTTCTTCATCTCCACAGGAACTGAAGGCAAGTGATCCTTTAATACCTGTAACATATTCATTTACCAGTCTGGCACAGCTTAATAATGCCCAGTATATCTGCATCTAAACTCGCTGCTAAACCGTCATATAGACTAGTAAAGTAGGATATCTCCGCATCTACGGCTAAGAGGGTTGCTTCATACTCATCAATACTGTTAACTAACTGAATACAAGTATCAAGACGTAACTCAATAGCTTTTGCAATACTTTCTAACGTGTATAACGGTGTCATTTTAAACTCCAAAAAACTTTAGTAAACCAATCCAAACGAATAACTAATCGCTCTAATTGCAGTAATTCTTCAACATCCTCGATAAGATCTAACAAAGTTAGGGTGCTATCAAGAGTAAATAAAGCAGGTAAAACACTAAAATCCTTTCCAGTTTTCTTAAAAACAAGGCAACTTTTATCCGATTTACGATACAAAACGACTAAATTTATTGATTTATCGCTTAAATCTACCCAATTTGTGTGGATAATCGAACTATTTAGCAGCGTTTGAGAGGTTTTAGGTAGTGATAAAGGTCTCCAATCGTCTGGTTCCCTATAAACAGATGTAAGTACCTCAGCAGCGCGTTTACTTAGCATTATTTCAAAGCCTCTTCTAACAAAGTAAAGAAAGTCAATTGTGCTTCTCCTGATAAGGTACGCACGACCTCAACGGTAGCCGTCTCGATCTTTCTTAAGCGATCTTGGTTCGTGATGTCGTCATTGAGCTTGGTCAGCATCGAAAACAAAGAAGTGGAGGCTTGAATCATGTCTTTGACCTCCCTAGTTGTAGCTGTTTCGCCTTTAGCAGTGATCTGCTTACGGAACTGCTTCAAGTAGGTCATCTGCTCTTGAACTTCTTTTAGCAGGTCATTGAGCACACCATCCCCTGAGGAAGGGGCGTAGATCGTTTCCTTGATAATTAAGGCGATTCGGTCAACGTGATCTTCCGTGAGGTACTTCTTATGTCTTTCCAGTCCGTCTAGTAACTGGGCAATGGACATCTCTTCCATGTAAATCCTAAATAAAAGAAAACCCCGATTAAGGTCGGGGTTATAAAGTGTGCTCGAGAGGAGGTGAGCGACCAGGAATTAGTTAGGCATCCTTGCCTATGTCTTTGTCCATTGGGGAGTACTTTAGCATGAGGGGGACGGGGGGTGTGAGGCCATATGGCGTGTGTTAGAGATTTATTTTGGGGAGATTGAGATTTTGGAAAATTTTGTGTTGTGGACCTATTTATTCCATAGGTGCGATAGGATGTATTAGTAAGGTACGGGAGTTTAAACTATACCCAGTCCAAAAGACTACGCTCTTTTTATCCCTCGTAAATGCCCGTTTTGGGCAAGCGAACCTGAACCTAAAAATTGGAGTAATACCCTTATGAATATTCAAAATCAAATGTCTGCGGACACTAGCGCCCCTTTGTCTAACGAAAATAGTTCTGTAGATACAGAGCTTCCCGAGTTTTCACCGAGTCAGATTAAAGGCTTTTTAAGTTCCATAACGCTTGCAAGCGGTAAAATCACAAGGTTTCTTAAATCCGCTGACTTAAAAGAGCTGACCGTGCTGGGTTTGCTATTAGCGGGTGATAAAAACAAAGAAAAACGCGCTAAATTGCTAAACCTTATTAGCCAATGTAGACGCGGCGGAGCATTACTGCATGTGGAACAAGACAAAAAAGAGAACCTATCCTTTGATAAAAATGGCATTAAATGGATAGCACGACGTGCAAAACCTGAAATTATAGAAACTACTCAAGAACAAGAGGCCGTTAACGACGCGGCTATAATAGCCGCGTCGTTAGAACCGTTAGAATTAGACTTAATAATACAATTCGAGTTATTGATTAGTCAAATGACTGACCAACAAAAACTTTTTGCCTCGACTATATTGGATGATAAGTTAAGAAGTATGCTTAACATAGCATAATTTTTAATGGCTAAAGTTCTGTATATACAGAACTTTAGCCTAAACAATACACACTCGATTGAGTGTCTATCGTTTAGGCTTTGTCCTATGGGATTAACCGCCCACGCTCTTTAAAAATTTGGCAATCTTAGGCGCATTAATGTGTCTAAGTAATCCTTCACTTATAGCACTCAAGTACCATCTTACGCTATGAGCAACGGAGTGCGCGGAGTTCCTGAAAATGGAACAGCAGACCTAATACACACGCTAGTAATCTAGTTGTGTAGGGGTTCAGTGCGTCTTGTGGGTTATCCTCCCTGAAAGTTCTGTATATACAGAACTTTTATAGAAAACTAACCGATTCCCTGAAAGTTCTGTATATACAGAACTTTTACAGTAGCCAACATAAGGCGATCACACTAACCAAATATCTAAGTATAACTTTTGTCCCTGCGAGTAGCGGCCTACAAGACTATATAGAACTATTCACCTACAAATTTAATGAAAATGTCGACCCTGCTAGATGAGCAGATTGGGTAGTCTACCAAAATAGACAGCGCATGTTAGCCGCTATACGTCTTACAAATGTATAGCGGAGTCACTAACCAAGAAAGTTCTGTATATACAGAACTTTCTCCCTTAGAGATTCACCACGGAGTACAGCAATGAAATATTACGCAATCAAGAAAACCCCTTCTCGCTGGCTACTAGCTGGCGACATCAACCACCTTGACAATCACATCAACCCACTACCCTTGCTAGGCATTGCCCTACTATTCACCTACGCCCTGCTAGGATGGGCATGGTGACACCCCAGCAGGAGCTACCCAGTAATTGGGTAGCTGACCAACGTTCCACCCGCAAAACTAGACGAGCCAAACGGCTCAAAAAACGCCCTGCTAAAGGGCTTTGATAATTGCGACGTCCAATTCACTGACGTCGCCCAACGGAG